GCGGTTGGAGGGACTTGAACCCTCACGAGCGTACGCTCACCACCCCCTCAAGATGGCGTGGCATTTAAAGCACATTTACAAAACCAACAAATGCGGTAGTTACCTACTTTATTAACATATATATAGTTGTATATTTTACTATATTTTTATATAAAATGATGTCAAAATGATGTCATCTATAATATATACATTATATGTTATGCTCCTTTTCTTCACCATACAGCCTTTCCATACCTTGGCGAGTTACAAGCCACATTTTCCCAGACTTTCTAAACTCACCTTCTAAAAATCCATTCTTTACACGGCCTCTACAGTTTTGTTTAAGTGAATCGGCGGTAACATTCCACCGTTCTGCAGCCTCTTGTGTTGTCATTACATCATCTAGTTTCATTACAGTACTCCTGATATTACTAATAAATTGTAGACGGATAATACAAAGGCAATAATACTAATTATTAAAGTTAATCTTGAAATCATATACTCGCCACTGTTATAATAGTTAGGAAGATTGGGGCTCTTTCGAGCCCCTGTGGTTACTGATTTAATAACTGTTTTATCGCGATTGCTAGTTGGATAAGTGCTGTTATTAGCGGTAGCCACTTTTTTATTATCTTCCTTAACTTCTTCAACGGCTTCACCTCCTTCCTTATGTTTATATTATACCCTATATCGTGTATAAGGTCAAGTGTTTATTTTGATTTTTACAAACAAAAATAGAGCCTACCAACATAGATTTAATCTAGGTTAGTAGGCTCTTTTATTATAGTTGCGTGTATCCGCCATTACACGCTATGGAGATGTATGGATCACCTCTCTATCGATGAATCACTACTCCGATTACTGTCCCCGCTCCCACCATCTGAGATAGGTTGCGCTGTATCCGTAGTCGTTTGATTGTTCGTTTGTCGTTCTCTATTTGCCATTTCAATTCGGTCAATGAGTTCTGCATTTTGTTTAAGGTGATTTCTTGCTTCATTGATTGAAGCTTGGCTTGCATCAATTCGTTCTCCAATTTGTTGATTGTATTGTGTGCTTCGGTCAACTCGTTCTTTTGCTTCACGACCAAGGTCTGAGCTTCGGTCAATGGAATGTTGGATGCTTCGATTGAGTTCAAGGCTTTCTCGTTGTTGCTCTTGAGCTCGTTCCACTGCGTTAATGGTACGCTGATAGTCTGCTCCGCTTGGTTGGTAAAGGATATATCCTGCGCAAAGGATGAGGATGATGCCAATACAACCGATAATAACATAGCGGTAAGTAGAGTTATCAAATAATACTTTGATTTTGTCATACATTACATCCCTCCTGCGTAGTCCGTAATCCCCCTAGCAATGGCGCGAACGATAGTATCTAAATCATTAGTCAGCATAGCATGATCTTCTTCGTTATCGATGAAGGCCATTTCAACTAATACAGCAGTTGCATCCGTGCCATTTAGTACCCAAAGGTCATCACGTTTCTTAACGCCCCGGTCTACTGTATTAATGCTGCGGATGATTTGACTTTGAATGTCGTTGGCCAATCGTTGTCCATTGAAGGACTTGTAAAGTGTTTCAGTGCCACGAGCTTCCGTGTTAAACGCATTACAGTGAAGTGATACGAAGATATCGGCGCCCCAAGAATCAGATTCAGAACATACAAGACCTAAATCATCATCTTGTAGCGTACGGACTTCACACCCTGCTGTTTCCAAATAGCGAGCTAACATTTTGCCCGCATCACGAGCGACGTCGCATTCACGCGTACCATATACAGGGTTAACTGCACCGCTATCTAAGTTAATATCATGCCCCGGATTAATAAATACTTTCATCGTTTATCCTCCTCTTCTAATCTATCAGGAATCCCATTGTTATTTCGGTCCACAAAAAGCCCTAAGAAGCCCACAATGGCCGTTAAGACACTAGGTATGAATATGTGGTCAATAATAGTAATGCCTACATTAATCAGCTTATTCGCTTCGTCTGATACGTACCCGCTAATAAAGGACATAACATATTGAGTGACCACCAATAAAATAGGCACTAGCATAATAAATACTAGTGCCCTTGTGGCTAATATACCTGTAGGGTGAAAGTTTGCCACCCTAACAGATTGGTATGATTTTTTAATTGTATTGATGAGCTTTGGTGGTATGTTCATGTAACTCCTCCTTAATATCATCAACACGGGCTTCGATACCATCGACACGAGATGTTAGCTTTACGTGTTCAGTATATGCCTTTGTGCGTTGTTCACGTGAAAGTTTGATTTCATCTTTCAAATCTTTTAATGTATCGGTAAGCACGCCCATTTTCTCCTGAAACATCAAATTATCTTGCATTCTTTGAAGGTCCAGTTTTTCGAGTAGCGGGATAATCAGTAATCTGTACCCCGCCCCCGCAACTACACCCACTATGGTGAGTGTAGTTAAAATGTCATCCAATTGAAATTGCCAAGTCCAAATGAGATACGCACCCCCTTACTCTGTTTCCGTAAAATCAGTTAATTCTTGCATGTGGTTTGATTAATTATAAATGGTCAGCGTTTTTGTCGCCTGTGTTGATGTAGCTATTGTTAGCCGCACCCCATTCAATGGTATTCATATCAAAGGCCAGAGTTTTGGAGGCCTGTGTTGATGTAGCTATTGTTAGCCGCATATAGTTATTATCCCCTTTAAACGTTACGTTTTCAGGAGTTTCTATAAAATAAGGGCCGTATGAGTTATAGTTATCTCCTAAATTAAGCGTTGCTGGTCTATTGGCATAAATTACCTTTTTCGTAACATTCCAATTCTTAGGGTTATCTTTGAAATTGCCGCTAACTGTGTTGTTTGAAATATTCATTTTCAAGATATCCCCATAGCGTTTGTATACAATTCCATTTTCAGTATATTCTTCATCAGCAACCGCATCAGTTTGAACACCAGCAATTTTGTATTCTGCAACTTTTGCACCTGTGAAATTGTGATAAGTGAGTTTTATATCATCTTCGCCTAGAGGTGGAATTGTAATAGTGCATGCCCCAGTACTGTCTAGTGTGAAAGGTGTGTCGTTACCGACTACCTTAACGTTGTAATGAGGTTCACCTGTTACTGTTACCACCTGTTGACCTTTGGTTACGCTTGGAATAGTCAACGGCTTAAATTCAGTCCGAGGAAAAGGCTTACCTATATTACTAATTAAAGCAGTAAGTACATCATCAACGTTAGCACTATCGCACCATACATTACCACGCAATAAGAGTTGATGAGCGTTGTTGGCTGTGGCCCTTGGCGTATACTGACTAATTTCAGATTTCTTTACATAGCCATTTAAATCGGAATACTTAGCAAAGGATTGCCCCTCTATTTTGTTAACATAACGGCTAGCCGCATCACCAGGCGTTAATGCGTATTGACCAATCTCTGATTTCCTAACAAAAGCACCTAAATCACCTTTATAGGCAAACGTTTGAGCAGACCAGCCCTTTTGAGCATAATGGTTATTGGCGTCTGTTCTAGATAAATAGTTATTTAGCTCTGTTTTAGTAGCGTAAGCCGATAAATCGACATTTCCTCCACCAGTGCCACCACCAGAACCTGGAGGTCCAGGAGGGCCTGGGTCGCCTTTAGGACCTTTAAGTGCTGCTAGTTGTTCTTGAGTAAAATCACTAAATTTAAATGGCTCCCCCTTGTCTCCTTTTGGCCCTTTAAGTGCATTAAGTTGGTCTTGAGTGAAGTCAGAATATTTAAAAGGTTCACCTTTAGGACCTTTTAACTTTTCAAGCTGTTCTGGAGTAAGTTGTACCCTTGATGTATACTGACTGATTTCAGATTTCTTTACATAGTCACCTAAATTAGCCTTAGCAGCATAATTATTATCTGCATAGACTCTAGATACAAAAGTATCCTTAATCGCCGCTGTCGTCATATAACTATTAAGATCAGTTTTCTTAGAATACGTATTATCTGCAAAAACTCTAGATACAAAGGCGTTATTAGCCGCTGCTGTCGTCATGTAGCTATTTAATGTAGACTTAGCAGCATAGTTATTATCTGCAAAAATTCTAGATACAAAAGTGTTACTAGCTGCCGCTGTCTTCATATAGTCGCTTAGACTAGCTTTAGTCGCATATGTATTTTCTGCAAAGAGTTTAGATACATAATAGTTATTAAGTGCCGCTGTCTTTACATAGTCACTTAAATTAGTTTTAGTAGCGAATGTAGTATCACAATATTCTTTTGTAGGATAAGCGGATAAATCTACACTACCGCCAGTACCAGGAGGACCTGGGTCTCCTTTAGGGCCTTTTAATGCCGCTAATTGCGCAGCGGTGAACATATCATAAGTAAAAGGCTTTCCATCTTTACCAGGTTCACCTTTAGGACCAGGGTCGCCTTTAGGGCCTTGTAACTTAACAAGCTGCATATTGTCTTTGACTTTAATATTTTCAACACTGTCTTTGATGCGGATGCTATCAACAGGAGAAGGTTTCAAATACACGTTTTCTTCGCTCATATCATTTCCCCCTATTACTGATACCTTCGATTACATTAACTTGACCCTTAACAAGGCATTTAATAGGACGGTCGCCGTTCCATAAGAACAAATCCCATTGGTATTTACCAGCTTCGAGCATATTTGTATCTAAAGAAAGAGTGATTTTACAAGCTTCATCATCTTTCAAAGCATCAGTAGAGACGTCGATACTAAACTTCACTTTATATTCTTCGTCGTATGGACACTTACGAACACAAGCAAAGAGATTGGTCTCTTCAACAAGATTGTTGTAACCAATATTAAGAGAAACCACTTCCCCTTTAATTACATCAAAATTATGTAGGACTGGTAGTTTCATCTTCGTGTACCTCGCCCATTAATTCGTTATGGACACACCACTCTGTAGGGCAAGTACCATCTTCATTAAGTACTTCCCAACAATACTCACAAAATTCCATAACTGGTACTTTGCTGTCTCCAATAAATTTAGGCATATTATCGCACCTCCTTAATACGAGTCACCATTTCGTTATTTAATTTGATATATTGTGCGCTAATAGCCGTAGTAGGCTTACCCATTAATAACAATCTGCGCTGAGCCTCTTCTAAGGATTTGAAGCGAGGCTCGTATTCAGATTTAATCGCGTTAATTTTATCTTCCTTTGTAGGAACATACGGATCAGGCGCAACGAATTTTCCGTCTACATACGCTTTACCGCTCATAAATTCATCAAGCATTGCGTCACCGTCTGCAGAATACACATGTTGTGCATTTGGGTAATCGTGTTTAGCTTGCGCCATAATATCTTCACGACTCAACGTGTTATCACACAGGGATGTAATACGCTCCCCTTTGTCATTTAAAATAAATACATATTGATTCATAGTCGTATCCTTTCGGAGGTGAAATTATGCGCCGTTACGCTGTTATGCTAAAACGTAGACAACGCAATACCATTACATTAAGGCAACTATTTAACGAGTGGTTGCCTATTCACTCTCAGTCTATTTCTGATAGCGCTGTTAATTCTTATCACATTGCTTTTAAACACATATCCAACATAGCGGATATGCCTATCACGGATATTCATTTTCAGCACCTTCAAAATGTGATTAATTCCATGCACGTAAAAGGACTTTCCTACTCATCTTGTAAGAAAGTCCGTACACTACTTAATCAATTATTTAATTACGCAATCATTAAAGATTACCCTATCACTAATTACGCCTTACACTTAAACCTAGGCCCCAATATCCCAACGATTAAGAGAAGAGTATTCACTCGCCAACAAATCAACAAATTATGGGCGATAGATACTTCTTATTCACATATGATTTTAATACTGCTTTACACCGGACTACGTATAGGTGAGCTACTTAACTTGCGTAGGCAGGATATCAATAGACGATCATCATACCTTATCGTAAGGCACGCCAAAACGAAAGCCGGCGAAGGTCGTATCATTCCTATACATCACCGCATCACGCCACTTATAGAGCAGTTATACAACGATACAAATGATTATCTATTCGCCATCAGCTATACAACGTTTCGCAAGCATTTCTTAGATATTATGAAACAGTTAAATTGTAAGCATACTATCCACGATACCAGGCACACATTTGCAAGTCTACTGGATTCGGTCGCATCACCTAACACGTTACGCTCCTTACTAGGCCATAAACAAGGCGATATCACTACCAGGGTGTATACACACAAAACCATTCGTGAACTGCGTAAAACCATAGAATTATTAAAATAACTCCCCAGTGGGGGTTAACGTGGTTCTTAAATCAAAATACATATTGTGATGTAACATTACCTATTAGGTGTAATGTTTTAGTCGCATTATGTACCGACGACTCGGCGAACACAACTACAAGAGGAGATGAGTTCTATGTGTCTTGGAACAGTGGCTTCTCAAATAACAATAGAGCTTCTATACGCTTTTTGACTAACCGTGGCAATGCTGGCAACTTTACCTGGCTGTGCGTTGGAATCAGCTAATTACCTACTGCGATGTGCCCCATGCCGTCGTTCTATAGGCACTTATTAAACTATCCCCGGGGGGGGGGGTTTAAAAA